CTCTAAACTCTTTCCAAAGACTGACACCTTCGTCAATGTCTTCACCCATGAGTTTAACAAACTGTTCAGCGGACTTCTTAGCTGTATTCATGTCTTTAAATACACCTAGTTCTTCGAATTCTCTTGCTGACTTAGGTTTAACAAATACACGAACTTTATTAGAACCTTTCTTTTCAGAATGATAATGAACTTCTGTAGTTTTAATCTTCGTAGCAGAAAGATGATTTTTCTTCATATCTTGTTTGAAGTTAACTTCGTCTAACTGTGTTCTTAGTTCTGCAAATGTTTTCATTTTTGATAATTCATCAAATTTACCCTTTTGATTTTTAATAATTTTTCTAAATCTTTAGTAAACCCACTTTTCATAGGTTTTGGTGATGAGATTGTTGTAACATCTTTATCTTTGTTACTAACATACGCATCGTGTTTTTTCATCAGTTTTTCAATATCTTTCATTATAGGTTTAATAGCCATTGTAGGCAATCCCATTTTTTCTTCTGATATAGAGTCTTGTAAAGTATATCCTTGGCCAGGTCTTGTCCAACTCATTTTACTATCCTTCTTGTTGTTCGTTATTATTCATCCAATCTAATTGCAGTTCAACTCTTTTCAAATCGATTGCATCTAGTTGTTTGTCTTGCATGACACTTTTAAATGTCTCACCAGCTTCTACATTATTGCCGTCAACCACTTGGTCAATGAAATTTCTTGTTTTGTCTGTCATAATTTACTCCTAAAATTCTGGTTCTTCTTCATCACCACCAGCTGCTTTATCGGCTTCGATTTCTTTATCGATATCCCTTATTTCAGCTTCTGATTGTCTAAGAACATTTTTCCTAATCCATGATTGTGAGTAGTATTTACCAACGAATTGGTCTAACTGTTCCAGAGTATTAACTCTTTCTCTCAATATCTCAGCGTCTTTGAGTTCTACGAAATGACCATCTTTTTGAAAGTCATAACTGATATACTCTTTTGATTTTATCCAGTCCTCTTCTGATACAATATTCTTTAATATCAGTTGAGTCCTTAAGACATCATCAAATAACCTAGAAAATTTAAGTCTAAGTCTATCAACGAATCGTGAAAATTTCACTTCATCTCTTGATATTTCAGTCGCTCTACCAATAGCAAACGCTGTTTCTGTCTCTAACCTAGAAATTGGTACATTTAGAGACTTGTACAATTTCTTTTGAAAATATAAAATATCTTCAATCTCACCTAGATTCTGACCACCTGGTAGTGTCGTAATCTCTGTTCCTCGGCCACCTTCTCTACGAGGTAACCAAAAATCTTCTAGCATATTCATATGCTTTCTATCGTCTTTAACTTCACCTGTGTCAGCGTTATACACTAACTTGTTACGATAACTAGTCTGTACTTCTTTCAAGTACTGTTCTGCTCTCGCTTTCGGTAAGTTACCGACATCAATGTAGAAGATTCTCCTTTCTGGCGCTCTTGATATTCTGTAAATAACTAAAGCATCTTCTAACATTCTTAGTTGGTTTACAGACTTCATAGCCTTATGTAAATATCCAACTACAACTTTCTGATTGTAATCAAGTAACCCTGAAGTTACATGAGTAACAGCATCAGGACTTATTCTTACTGTCTGACCTGTGTTATTACCACTCTTGTCAAACCCTTGTTCATTAAAGATATAATACTCTTTAACTTCACCAATGACTTCTACACCAGTTCTTTCGTCTTTCTTCTTATCGACTTCTCTTACTTTTCTAATCTTCTGAGGGTCGATTCCTCTCAATCCAACAATACCTTTTTTAGTATTATTGCTATCTACCAGTTTATGGTAGTATAATCTCCCATCAACATACCATTTTCTGTATATGTCGTGTGAGAGTTCACGAAATCCTAATAACTCAAGAATTCCGTCGAATTCGGTACGAATTTTATCCTTGATACCATCTGAAAAGTGATTAACTCTATCCAAGTTAATCGCTACAGGAGCATCCAAATCGTTTGAAGACAATGATTCGTTAACAATATCTTCAATCGCGCTATCACATTCAGGTACTAGTGCCATTGTCCTATATCTACCGACTAGGTCAGCTTCAGTTTTTACACCGCCTTCCATGTCAATAAATTGTCCAATAACCCCACCAGTGGAAGCGAATCCACCCATACCTTTATCTTTGCCGATTTCAATAACCGACCCATCATTTTGAGGTGGCACGAAGCTCTGTATGCGAGCTTCGTCTCCCTTCTTCCTCTTTATCTCTATTCCGAAAAGTTCCATACTTATATTTATATCACTTCAAAAGTGTTATTTAAACTACTCTTTCGAAATGTGAATAAGCAAATGTAACATCAGTAGTTGTCAATGCATCACCACCTTCTGTATCTAACTCTATCTGACCTAAAGTTGTAGGCCACATGTTGAAAAATTCATAAGTAGCTAAGACTGCATCGTCTCTACCTAATTGTGTTACGGTCGCTTTATCTACCATATATTCATATCCAGTAGAAGCAAGTGTTGAATCTGCTAATGGTACAATATCTTGCATCCATTGTTCAACAGCTGTCCTAGCTGAAAATTCAGTATCATTGTAGATAGTAACAGCCCAGTCTTCGAAAGTTCTGTCTCCTGCTAGTTTGAAACTTAACCCTTTGTACTTCAACTCTAAAGGTGTAATAGTTTGTCCAGGTAAAGCTGCAGTTTTACATAAAAACTGTATCTTACTTCCTGTTCTAGGTATGAATACCTCAAATCTATTATTCCTTGGTCCTGCACCGATAAGGTTTGCTTTAAATTGGTCTATAGTTGCCATTTTCTACTCCTCCTATTGTGCTGATTCTGCGATTCCAGCAGCACCATAGACTTCTTCGAAATCTACACCGCTCCTTGACGCAACAAAGGTTAAACTTATGAAATTGATACTTCTTGCTGGCTTGATAAAAATCGAAGCTACAAATTGTGAAGAATCAATAACACCTGCAGTATTATTAGATTCGTCGCAGATAACTGAAAAATCATAGATTCCTCGTCTACCTTGAACTTGTCTTAAGAAAGGTTCAATAGCTGCTCTGAAATTAGCTCTTGTAAATGAATCGTTGAATTCAAATAGTTGGAACTTAGCTGCTGTTGAGATCGCTTTCTCTAACACTATAAATAATCTACGAACATTAATTCTTGAGAATGCACTTGCGTCACTCGCCATAAGTGTTTTATCACCGAATAATAATGTTCCTTGACCTGGGAATGTAACAACTGGATTAACTCTAGCTTTATAGAGAGTATCTCTTTGAGCTTTTGTAGGGTTAAACGCTAATTTTGTTACTCCGAATATCTGACCACGGTTGAATCCAGCTGGTGAATACCATGCGTCATTCGTGTAATCAGTTCTAGCACATAAGCCAGCTACTGAACCGTTGTCTGGTACATAAACATATCTGTCATTATACCTGTCATATTGATACAACCAATTAGAACTCATAGATGCATAACTAGAACTATTTAATGTATCAGCTGTTGCTTTAACATTAGTCGCTCCTGAAACACCAGAGTCAACAACATCAGACTTGATTGGAGAGAAGAAGACTACACAGTCTTTTCTGTCTTCAGCAATGTTCATTAGTTGATTATAGTAACTTGTTGCTTCCGCACGAGTTGTTATAGGTGAACCACTACCATTGTCTGCTTGACTAGAACCTGATATCAATAAAGATATGTCCTGATTATCTGCACTACCAAAATGAGTATCCCATGCTGTAATTTTTTGAGCTGTTGTTGGTTGATTACCGTCAGCACCATTCGTAAATGAAAGTGAATCTGGTATAGTACCTGTTCCGAAAGTTACACCAGCTGCAGCTGAACCTGCAGAACCCATAGTAGCACTATGATCCAACCAGTAAACCCACTCTGATTTATTTTCGAGTATAGATACATAGTAATTTGTAGACCCAAACTCATCTTTAGCATCTGAAGCTTTTGATACTGCTTCATATTTTTCTAAGATTGTTCCTGGTACACCTGAAATGAGTCCGTCCTCATCTAAGACGATAATATGCATTTCATCAGTAACACCTACAGAACTTCTAGTACTTGCGTATGTTGAGGTTCCTGGAGCCTTATTGAAGAATTGTGCAAATTCCCACTCTCTTGAAATGTTAGCACCGCTTGAAACAGCTGCTGTCAATTTTTGAGTAGAATCATCTTCTTGTGCAAGTGTGACTGTAGCGGCGCCTGTAGCACCTGAGTCAAAAGTAATAACTGATATTTTATATCTAGTTGTATCACTTCCAATTGCTGTTATAATGTCACCTACTACGAACTTTTCACCTAGAGTTACTTCGATTGAAGAACCTCCAATAGATGATGTCCCATTAGTTGTGGTAACAGTTGTTGCGGCGAAAGCTGCTGCTCCACCACATGCTGAAACTTTAAGTGAATTACCTAATGCTCCTGCATATCTCGCACCATAATTACCAACAGAGGCTACACCTGTGTTGTAATTTGCACGATAATGTGTCAAATTCTTTATTAATAAAGATTGTCCACTTGTTGTTGTCGCATTAACCATACTGGTCGTTGCGATTCTAACTACTTTTAAGTCAATCCCGTAATCCAGAAAATTAGCAGCTGGGTAAAAATGCTCAGCCATTATATCTGTATTATCGGGTTCCCCGAATGAATCTACTAAACCTTTACCTGAACTTACTGTAGTAACATCTTCCGCTGGTCCCCAACGAAAGTGTCCACAATATGCTCCAGTAGAGCTAGAGACAGCAGGAATAACATTAGTAGCATCGATTTCTTGAACCTGTACTCCAGGCGAAACTTGAAATGCCATTTAATTATCTCCTAATTTAATTTTTTATAGCTATAAAAAATGTATTATTAAATGAATAAGAAGAAACCCCTCTTATTCAACTAGTATTTATAATTTAGTAAATGTCTACATCTCCAACAACGGTCCATATATCTCCACCTTCCGAATAGGAGTGTGTTGTCGGACTGCCGTCATCAATGATACCAAAAGGAACCATGTCATCTTCTGCCATTTGTTCTCTTTCATCATACAACATTTTCTTAAGTTCTAAGTCTGTTAGACTTTGAAAATATGGTGTTGTCACAAACCACGAAAACATTACTAAATTCATGACTAAATCGTCATGATTACCACCATCAGCCTCGTAAGACTGACCTTTACCAACGAATGTGACTAATTCATTGATCGTAAACTTATCTATTACTTGTAACTTGTTTTCTTCCATTAACTCTTTTAAAGTAGAACAACCAATCTGTTTAACTTTTCGAGTCATTGTAACTCCAATACCTGTAGATTTTACACTAGAAGTTGTAAATACATTTGCGTATTCTAAATCATAGTACAAGCTATTCACTACAATTTGACCTTGGTCATTATTTTCAACAACTACAAGAGCTTCGTTATATAACTTTGCGTATCTTTCTATAATATCTGGAAACAGGAGAGGAGATATCATATTATCTCTATATATCCCTACTTGTTTGAATGGTTTTTCAGATACATCTATAAGTGAAAATGTAGAATAGTCTTGTCCTCGACCTCTAGCTACATCTACTGTCATGACATAGATATGTTCTTTTATTGGTTGTTGATACAAGTGAACATTCTCTTTTGTCCATAATGCGTCTTGACCTTGTAATCCAAGTAAACAGTTAGCACTAATTAAAGTGTTTCCTGTACCTAAGAATGAATTACCGAATTCTTGTTCGAACTGTAATTCTGAAGTGTTTGCTATTGTTTGAGCTTTCCATTTTTCATCTCTACCTGGTACATCAAACCAATTAATAGTATATGGTTGATACTCATTCTTTTCAGCTAAAGCTCCTTCGTAAAGTTTATGGTACATGTTTCCAATACCATTTGCTGTAGATGTAATGATAACTTTTGATTTACCACCTGATGTAACAACAGGATATGTAGATGTATAGAATTGTTCAGCATTATCTACGAACGCGAACTCATCAAGATATAGTAGATTAACTGATAGACCACGAATTGAATTTGCTCCAGTAGCTGAAGCTATGATTCTACTATCATTTTCGAATTCAATCGAACCCTTATTTAGTACTTTAGTTCCTGGTTGTAAAAAGAAAGGTACATGTTCTAACATAGTTGTTATACGAGCTAACATCTCTCTTGCTGTCGAACCTTTGTTAGCTAGAATAGCGATTGTTTGTTCTGGTTGAAATAGAAGATACCAGACTAGATAAGCACAAGTTGTAATTGACTTACCAGACTGTCTACATGCTAGAACAATACTGAATCGACTTTCGTCAAAGTGTGTGATTAGATCATCTTGATATCCACGAAGTTTGAATGGCACTAATCCGTCATCTAGTGAAATGATTTTTATGTAGTTTTCAATAAAGTGTGCTGGATTTTCCATACACTTCTTGTATTCTAGTATTTCTTCTTCTGTCCATTGAGCGGCTACACCAGCTCGTTTGACATTGATATTACCTAGGTAACCTTCATTCTTGTGCATTTTGTTTTAATAACTTCTGTAATTCAGCAGATGAACCAACAAAAAGATTGTTTTGTACTTTATCTGGTTGTGTGTCATCTTTGTCTAATTGTTTCATCTTTGCTTGTAAGTCTATCAATTTTTCTGTAGTTTCACTTACTGTCTTGATTAATTGTCCAGCTACTTCATATACTCTAGGGTGTTCAGATTCCTTTGCAATGTCTAATATACCCTCTATAGCGTCTTGTCCGCGCTCTACAAGGCCATAAAAGATTTCTCTGGAGTACTTATAGTCATTACCTTTGTCTTGATCGTTAGATGCTATAGTAGGAAGATTTTTCTCAGCTTGTACGATTTCTCCTTGAATATCAAGAAGCTCGTCTAATTTTTGATCGACTTTACTCATAATATGTATTTATAACTATTTAGGATCGCTTGATTTATCGTCTGAATATGTTATAGTAGGTTGTTCAAACCAGGTTGTTGTTTCGTTGTATGTGATATTATCATCTGCTTCTGCGTCAGCGGGTATTGGTTCAACTATTTGATCGACTACTTTACCAGCTGATTCTGTATCTGATACTTTACCACCACCAGCTTCCATGTAAGTTCTGACATTAGCTTTTCTAATCATTTCAGAAGATTTAATAGGTCCGTATATGTAGTTTCTCATAACAAATTCTAAATCATATCTTAGAACTTGTCTTGTTTCAAAATCACCTTCATATTCGTCTGTTTGTGTAACACTACTTAAAACTATTGGTACATCTCTTTTATCACTCATACCAGGTACGGTATGAATTGTTACTGTATAATCAGGTGTGAAATATGGTAATATTTGTTCAATTATTTGTAATCCATCATCAGTATTTTTAACAAGAATACTTAAACTGAAACCTAGATTGTATGGGGCAGGTGCATACTGTTGTTGCATCTTCAGAGGATTAGTTGTATCAGGTTTTCTTAGTTGTGTTTTTTTAGTCAACTTTCTTGAAGCATCATACTCAATAGAAGTCAACTCGAATCCCATTCTTGGTAAACTGATAGCTGTTCTTGTTGTACTAAAGTTTGTTTGTTGAAGTTTTGCTATCCATTTTGATCTAGGTCCATAAGCTAACGGAACTTTCATTAGTTTACCGCCATCTCTTTTGATTGTCAAGTTATTGAATAGTGTACCAAAAACTGATACACTTCTTTTAATAGTTTCGTGATAAAAATGATTATCTAACATTATGTAGCATCTCCGAA